TATTAATGCTGCTGTAAGAATCTACGTGTACAACAGTACCATATAAACGTCCAGCCATACCGTCAATTAACTGACCTCCAGCAAAACGTTGTTTGTTTGTACTACCTGTAAAACAACCTGATTCTTGTCCGTATGGTGATTTAGATTTAATTTGACCTTCTGGGTCAAGTACCATCATAAATCCGCCGTGCCCTTGAGCACTAACGTTGCTAATACGTGTAGCATCATTACATAAGAAAACATCAATTTCTTTGTTGTTTTTAGGAATACTGTTAATATCTAACGGGTTGGTCAAATAATGACGTCCATAGTTGTTTGTACCGTATAAGTGCCAATTATCTGCGGCAAATGTAGTAGTTCCAGTAGAGAATGGATAGATGACAGTTAAATTCATCACATTACCACTTACACTATCAACTACTGCTTTACCTGTTGAAATCTGTCCAAAACCATTGGCTGTTCCAACAGCTTGGTTGTTAACAAATGTCACAGTACCTACACCGGCACCTGTAATAGTTGTAGTATTTTGTGTTTGACTGTTGTTTACAATCCAAGTATTGGCTGCTTGTCCTGCGGCAATAATTACGGTGTTTGCAGAAATGGTGCCACCAGACAAGGTCATACCAATTGCAAAAGAACCAATGATAGAACCAGAACCTAAACTTAACACATTGCCAGTAATACTACCAGATGTAGTTATAGCACCAACTGAACAACTAGCTACAGTGAATGTACCGTTATAATTGGTTGGGCTCATTCCACTAATAATAATACTATCGCCTGGTATATAAGGAGCTGTGTTAGTAGTTAATAATGTGCCATCATCTGCTATAAAGTTTAAACTACAATACTGATTTCCAACACTAGTAAATGTTGTACCTTGTGTAACCGCATAGTTGTTTTCAGTTAGCACTAGTCCAGTCCAGCTAGCAGGAACTTGCCCATTAGCAAGTGTCGCTGTAATTTTACCAATATTACTACTTAGAGTAATAGCTGAACTTGTTCCTGATGTATAGTCATAGCTATAGTCAATAGGACCAATTTGCATACCATCAAAAATACCATCACGATAGAAGAACAAACTTACCCAAGGGCTCTTACTAACACGATCAATTGGACGTAAAATTGTACGACGGAAGTCATCACCTTTAACAGTTACGTTAGGTGCTAGTCTGATAGGATAGTCTTCATAGTAGACACCACTTTCAACACGAATAGTAACTTGTTGTACTTCAACACTTTCAGCATAGTCTAATGTTTCGCCGTGGATAAAAAATCCAGGTGTTAACATATTAACATTCAATGTATCACTTGTGCTACTGTTACCAGGAAAGTAACTTAAGATAACAGCGGTTGCACCACTTGTATTACCAATTAAAATCTTGCCTGGAATAATGTGGTTATCTAAAAAGTTACCTTGATCGACACTGCTTTGTCCACCGTTATTGAACTGTATGCTGTAATATCCTGAACCTGTTATAGCCGCAGGCGCCGCGCTTAGACCTTTTTGTACAATAGTAATAATTGTAGTGAAAGAACTGTTTACTTGTGCAATAGCATTGGCACTTGGATTCTTACTTGAGTCTACCGCAAACGCATTTGCATTATAGTAAGAGTTTTGTGTGTATAGACTTTGATATCTTAATTGTGATTGTTGATTTAATATCTGCGCAGCAAGACTTTGAATAAAGTACATTGCTTGAATTGTTGGCTCAAGTTGATCACCTGTGATTGCTTTTAACGCACTGGCATTTTTGTAGTAACTTCTACCAGCTTGGACTGATTGGTAATTTGAAGGTACATCGTGTGTACCTGTCATAATATCAATTACGATAGCATCAATAATATATCCAACGTCTCTATAGCAGGTTGCTTCGTTATATGATAATCCACCTACATAAGTTGTAGTCAAATAGTTATAAACATAACTAGTAATTGTTGCACTGGCATTGGTAATGATATTCCAAGCACCATACGGTTGAACATTATTATATAGTAATACGCCGGCATTAACTACGCTAGTAGTTGGGTATGTAAGAGTATACGTATTTTGTGCAGCGCCTGACGGTGAAGTAATAGCTGTAGTGCCATCAAAACTTGTATAGTTTAAAATAATATCTGCAACAAGGTTAAACAATGTAACAACTTGACTATCAATAAATGTTTGTCCAGCGTCTGAAGCAGCCGCTTGTTGTGAATATATATTACCAGCTCCAACTGTTACAGTTTGATTTTTTAAGACCTGTACAACTTCTGCGGATAATTCTTGTATAGCATAGTAGCAGGCTTGAATGTGATTAGAAGCTAGTTGGCTTGTATTATTAGCATAATATTGTAGTGCTGCTTTCAATGTAGCACTATTTCCGCCGTAGGAAATATCATAAGCAACCGCTTCTAATACTGCACCGATATCTCTTGAACTTGCAACTGAGTCAAATGTAAGCCCTGGATTTTGTGCTGTAATGTACGCTGTGATATTTGATTTTAAGAACGGAATGTTTGCTACGATTGCAGCAGTGACATCGTTGTTAACACCATTTGGCCCTGCAGAGTAAACAGGTATGCTTCTTGGGAATTGCGTATTGCTAACACCGTATGTTAACAATTTCAACATCACGTTGAATTTTGCGTAGATAGTATTAACGCTAGCAGCATCAGCAGATGTTCCTAATAAAGACTTATCAATAAATCCATTAGTAGAACCAATATAGGATACACTACCATCTTTCAATGTAGGAATTAATCCAGTAGTTGTTGGATTTGCTGTGATTACTACAAACTTATCGTGTAGTATTCCACTTGAAGGTAAGGTAGGAGCTGTACCATACAGACCAGTTGCTGTGTTGATAGCAACAACACCCGACCCGTTTGAACTACTTACAATGCTAGTAATCAATGCAATGTTAGCACTGATACTAGAAGAAGCGTCACTTCCTCCAGCAAACGTTTCATTAGTGTATTGGAATACACTTTGTTGGTATGCTATTTTTGGACTAGTATTAGTAATAATGTTTTGTGCTAATACACCAATATAGTTAATGGCATCAATACAAGCACTTTGCTGACTTGAACCTGTTAGGTGTAAGCTACCGCCATACCAATAACGATTTGCAGCATAGGTACTTTGGCTATTTCCGCCATACATAAAGTCGTATACTAGACTCCAAATAATAGATTGGATGTCGCGCTTACTTAGTGACTTGTCATATCCAACTGTTGAATACTTGCTGGTTAAGAATCCTGAAATTTCTGCTTGGATAAAATTAATATTGTTTAATAATAAATTCCTTGCACTAGTTTTACCAGAGGATGCGGTTGTTGATACAAAAGAAGGAGTAGGAGCAGTTCCAGTTAAAATAATCTTTGTAATTACATCTGCATTAGATTTTAATGATTCAGCAACGCTGGCATTATTAATGTCAGCAATCATATTGTTAATTAAATTATTTCTAACAATAACACCAGCTGTATCAGCGGTTTGTTCTGTACACGCAAAGTTTACATAAGTTGTTGTACATTCGGTAACAGTCCAATAATTGACCTGACTGTTTACACTATTAAATCCTACACCGTTATTAAAACCAGTTACTAAAATTTGCTCACCAACTTGATAAGGTGCTTTTGTTTGAGTAGCAAATGTTAATGTAGCTGTACTACCGTTTCCACTAGCTGATAACACAGCAATACTAGAATGATCTAGCAAACTTGTTATTTCAGTTGCGTTGAAATCTGCTGTAACCTGTGTTAAACTATTATTAGCATAGGGGAATAATAAACCTACTTGGATACTTTGGTAGTTAGAACCTAAAGCAAAGTCATAGCACAGCGCATAGATAATATGCCCAATGTAGTCTTTTAAGTAGTCTGTACCGCCAGCACTATTGGCATCTGAACTATAGCTGAGAATCTTATTACGAATTTGCCCAAGCACATCTTGTATCTGTGACAAGTCGTTTGTAATAATATCGCTGTTGTAGCTGTTGAATAACTTGCTTGCTACAGTAGTTGAATTGTAAGTTGTGTTTAATGCCAAGTCATATGCTACGGCACTAATAACTTCTTCAATGATCGTGCTCCAACGAGTTTGATCAAATGTTGAAACGTTTACAAATTTCTTATTAATATACGCAACTGTTTCTTGTTGAATAAACTGACGGTTATATTCTAACAAACTAGCAGCATCTAAATAGCCTTGATCGGCACTGCTACCGCCAACTAAACCAAACAAGTGAGGTTGTGTTGTAGTAGCATTAGTAATATTACTTGCATACTGGTTAGCGCCAACTGTGTAATATATTGTTTGACGATATGGACCAGGCTCTTTGCTACTTAAATTAATTAAGTTTTCTGCTTGTAAAGCAGCCGCGCCAACTGTTTTATAAGCATATTGCCAAGCACGACCTTCACGTCCTGCTGGTGTATGAGTTTGTAAATCATCGCCTTTGGTTGTAACATACAAGTTTACGCCACTGTAGTAAGTATTGTTATCAACATAGTATTTTGTTGCAGCCTGCAAATCTTCTGGGTCGTTTACAATACCTTCGCCCGCTAATGGAGTTGGGTGGTCAAATAAATTCAATGCACCAGTCATTGTATCACCGCCGCGATATACAACATCTTTACGTTGCATAGCTTCGGTACTTAGATAGTTACTAGTTAATGTTGGGTCGTAAGCTGCATTGGTTGTATCAGGAGTTAGTGGTTGATTTCTAACTTCTAACGGATTTACAATTTGTCCGTTGGATACTTGTAGATAGTGCTTGTCTGCATATCCTTTGTTAATGGCTAAACTGTCAAGAGTAGTGGTGCTGCTTGGGTGAGCAATATTATGTGCTAACACAATAGATTCGCTTGGCTCTGGTAAGTTAACAACTGACCAAGTATTGCCAGCATCTAAATCTCCACCTAGTGTAGGGTTGTGATCTGATGACAAACTGCTGGTTGGAGGATAGAATACAACTTTAGTAGGATCTGTAGTAAAATCAATATTGAACGCACTACCTGCTGGATTATTCGCAGGATCGCCTACTTTGATATCTCTAGCTGTTAACCCGCCGCCAGTTGTGCTGGCCATAATAATTTGATTGGCTTTGTAGCTAGCTGGAGCATCGGCTAAGTTGGTAAAACGAATAGTTCCGCCACCGCCAAAAATAGCGTATAGTTCTGTAAAGTTTTCGTTTACTTTTTGGAACGACGTACGAATACTATCGCCGGTTCCGTCATTACCTTGTACGCCAATGTCAATTTTCTTTTGTGTCATTTTATATTAAACTCCAAAGCTCGAACCGCATCCGCAAGTTGTAGTTGCGTTAGGATTCTTTATGCTGAATGTGCTACCCATTAACTCTTCTTTATAATCTATCTCTGCACCCTGCAAATATGTCATACTCATACTGTCTACTAGTATGGTAAATTCGTCTAGGGGGATTTCAAAATCGTCTTCATTTTTTACTTCGTCTAGGGTAAATCCATAGCTGAAACCGCTACATCCTCCACCTTGAACAAAAGTACGTAATGCTACTTTAGGGTTATTTTCCTCAAGGAGTATATCCTTGATCTTTTCTTTTGCTGATTCAGTAATTGTAATCACACTTTTCCCCTGTATATGATATTTATCAAAAGCATTTTATAACCTTAATGTAAACACGTAAATACACTTATGTACTTAGGAACAGAATTCGTGCAGACACAATACGTGCGTACCAGCAAACGTGGTAAGCATCATACCTACAGTCGTAATAAGACTGTGGTGCTATTTCGCTGCGATGCTTGTCAGGGAGTGTTTAAACGTGATAAAGGGAATATGGATCCCAAACGGTTAGATAACAGATATTATCACGTGTGTGGTAATTGTGATGCTAAGAAGTTTGCCCAGGAAAAGGGTGTTGAAAGCCGTAGAGTTTGGGATATGCCAGTTAGTAGTCTTAAGACGCTAGACCAATTCTAGAACTAATAACGTTCCAGTTAATAATCTTCCACTGGTTAGCTAGATAACCTTTCTTATCTGCTTGATAGTCCAGTGCCCAGGCGTGTTCCCAAAAATCAACCAGCAGTATAATATCCATTCGGATTTCGTGATTCTTGATTGTTTTGATGCTGCCATCACGAGCTAGATAAACCCATCCGCTACCTTGTATTTTCATAGCTTCTTTTTCAAAAGCATCTGTAAATTTATCAAAAGTTTTAAAATGCTTGTTGATAAACTCCCCAGCAGGACCGTCTGGTTCGTTTGATCTTGTGGGTTTTTGAAATTGTGTAAAGTATATGTCGTGTAAAAACGCACCCGCTTCATTAAAGTCTGGATCACCTTCGCCATCATTAAAACGAGTAACATAGGCCTTGTATAATTTACCGTAATGGTAGTTAATAGTATTCTCGCTCATACTAGGTTCTAAATCGTCCTTAGCGTAAGGTAATTTAGTTTGAACTAGGGTTTTAGGCGTCTTACCCTCGTTTAGCGTGATATGCTTAATAAAGTTGTACATAATGATATTTATTCA